GAAATTTTGAGATATAACTAAATTTCCATAGTTCCTATCATTTATTGTTTTCTTTCTTCGTTACTTCATATCCTTTTTCTTTAAGATACGTTGCCACATAATCATCATTGCCAAGGTCATTCAGCACATCAAAAAGATAACTTGACACATACCCTGCAACGGCATGTGCCGATGCATAATCAATTTTTTCAGAGATAAACTCCACCTTCTTGGTTCTACCCAATCCTCGAAATGCTTTTTCAATGTCATTCATAATTCTATATTTTAAACTGTTATTCAAACAATACTTTAATGCCGCATGAACTCGCCACGTCAAGTTCCAGCTTCGCGCCTTTACTCAGTTCCCAGTCCTTCAGCATATAGATATACTCACAATCCAGAAGCAGGGCGATATCCGCCCGCATGTGCTCTCTCCAATGGGCCTCATCCGGTAGCCCGTTCTTAAAAGGATTGACCGGGGAAAAGCCCATATTTCTCAAATTCTGTTCCGCATTGGCAAACGCACCCTTGCGCTCGTCAATGTTATAGTGGGCTATTGCCCCGCTGATGTAAACCTTGTCTTTTTCCATATCACAAATTATTACTCGTTTGAATGATTCCTTCTTCCCACACCACATAATAGCTGCCGGCCTCACCGATGGCACGGCCTTGACAATATGCCTTATAACCGACCACCCGGATCTTCATGTCGCAGATATAACGCAAACGGATCGCACCGCCTCCCATCGGCTGGCTCTTCTTTTCCTGGCTGATCCAGATGAAGCACTTTTTCGGGAAACGCTTCATCAAGGCTACCGCATCCGGATACTCCCATTCCGACACCTGATACGAATCCACGATGATAAACTTCGGGGACTTCGGCCTCTTCAATCGGTCTATCAGTTCCTCATAGGTCTCGTCCACAACCACACGGAACTTGCCTTGCACCTCGTTCATCTTCAAATATTCCATACGGCGTTGGAATGTCTGGTTCACGCCCTCTTCATAACTCAAGTACAACACAAGGCCGTATTTGCACAGTTCCTTGCTAAGCTGCATCACAAAGCTGCTCTTTCCGCTGGCACTGGCACCGCTGATGAACCAGGAGGCATTCTCCGCAGGGAACCCGAAAGGCTTGTTCCATTTCTCACCCCACGGCAACGTCACCCATTTCTTGGCGGCTATGTCTTTCGGACTATATGCTCGTTTCATGGCTCTTTTTCTATTGATTCAATCCTATATTTCAGAAACCCTTTGATGATATGCGGAGGATGGTGTATCGGGCAGAATTGCCCTACGTGAAGCCCCCAATACGGGACATAAGCATCTTTCCATATTTCATTTTGAAATGGTCCGGCTTCCTCCACAAGACCACCTTCATTTACTTTGAGCCATAACAGGTCTTGGCCTTTGTCCTCTAAAACTATCTTAACCATTTCCTATGCCATTTTAAGTTTCTCTATCTCGGTATATACTCGCCTCAGACCTCCACGTGTCTTGCGTACAATCTGCGCTATATCCGCACCTGCCGGGGCATTTACTTTAGCCACCGTCCGAGCTTGGGCATTCAAAAACGCCTCACGCTCCTTGCCGTCATCAGGTGTCACCTTGCTGTAACGGTCTCCATAACGGCTCAACATCTCGGTATAGCCCACTTTCTTACATTCTATCGAACGGTTGATCTTTTCTTTCAAACCATCCGCACCCATCATATACCAGGCACAACTGCGTTCGGTGGCATTCCACAAAGCCTTCAGCTCAAGGAACGCCTCATACTGCAAATCCCCGGCCTCGTCCAAAATAATAAGCGGATTCTCAATGGAACGGAGGTAATAAGTCAAATCCTCGTATACATCGCTATATTTACCTTTGGCATCCACTCCGAACTCCGCAGCTATCTTACGCACCAGCTTCAGCTTGGTCTTCACCTGCGAGCAGTCGATATACACGGCATTCTTGTGGTTCTGCACATAATACCTTGCGGTAAAAGTCTTTCCGATGTTTGGAATGTCGCATAGGATAGCCGACAGGCTCGACTGCTGGGAGAACTCCAGCTGGGCGGTTATATACTCGAACGTGGCGGTCTTGGCAACCTTCCACTCCATATCGGCACAGAGGCCCACACCCAAACGACGGGCTATACTTATCCAGTTGGCATCACTAAGGGCTTTATCCGTCTGTCCGTTCTTAATGGCACTGTACACCGATGTGCTGATGCCAAGGGAGGCGGCATGTTTCGCGTCACTCGGATAGTTCGCACGGTTGGCAGCTATCGCTCCCAAAATCTTCTGTTTTTGCGCTTCTGTAATCATAATTCAAACGCTGTTATAATGTTATTCTAATCGTATTCTTACATATCTCCAATAGCCATTGCCGCCATATTGGTCGGCTGCCATTCGTAAGCTTCATCGGGTTCTTCAGGAACAGGTGCCGTAGGTAATACAAGGCTTTCCGTTTCCTCATCTTCTTCCTCACGTTGGACCGGTGCCACACCTACCTGACCGATAGCGTTATCACGTACCCATTTGTCAAAGTGACTCATTATCTTTGCCTGTTCCGTATAAGCTGCCTTATCTTCTTCGGTCTGTTCCGCCATTACACGGCTATAAGTCACAACCGGGCGCACCTTGTCGATATAGCGGTCATTCTGATACAGGAACACATCGGTCGGTTTGCCTTCCTCATCCGGCAAATAGAAAGCCGTCACCTTGCGGTTATTAGGCTCCAACTTCTCAAGAACCTCCGGACCACTCAGCCACCAGTCAGCGTACGCCACACGTACCGTACTGTTCCGTCTTACGCTTGTTTCCACCCTCTCGCCGATATAACGGCTCAGGGTCAGTTTGTCAAGCGGGCGCAGAGTCGGGTTGATCCTCGCCACAAGCACATCCCAGCGGGTCATACCCGGATATTTCTTCTGGTTGGGGTGCAGCGTGTTGTTCCACTCCGCACAGTCCCGGCGGTCATCGGCCACAAGTTCCTCAAACGTATAATATTTCCGATCCTCGTAAGTATGGTTCCCACTGTCGCTGATTTTCTTCTGATCCACACGCCGTGCCCCTTTACCGTACCAACGACCCACCCCTTCATGGTTCTTATGGGCGATAGTTGTCTTGAATGCGCCGTTCAACGGTTCGGCATATTTGTCCTGAGAGTTCAACGGTGCACAAAAGCGCACAAACTTGAACACCTCACCGGCTTTCAGGAAGCCCTCCTTGTACTTGCTCATCAAATGCTGCTCCACCTCGATACCGGCAGGCATCCCCCACCCGTTACGCTCAATCAGGCGGAACATATCCCGGAAACAGGCAACCACAAGGGCTTCGTCTTTATCACGGCCGTAAGCAAGCCCCACACGGCACTGGCTCACCATATCGTAGGCATAATAAGCATGTACGTATTCACCACCCTTCATGCGACGCGGAAGATCCACGTCATCCATCGTAATCTGGGACAAGGAGAACTCTCCACTGTGGCGGTGCATGTGTGGCATTTGCTCGTGGTAGAATTCCGACCACCCACGACGCTTTTTCTCTATGAGTACCTGGTTGGCCGGCTTGTTCAAGATGTTGCGAATGGTACTTTCGCTCAGTTCTTTCGGATCACCGTTCTTATCCGTAAAATCGTTATGGTTGAATATTTCCCCGGTTTCCAAATCCCATACCTCCAACTCACCACACACAAAGGAGATATACATCTCGTGTACGTCACTGCCATAAGGCTGGTTCGGCAGCACCGTGATGCTCAGCACGAGACGCTCGGTCTTGTAATCCACTTTCCTCGCGCACTGGTTACCGAACTTTCCACTGATAAGGCACTCATAACCGTACTGCTTGTACTCGTTCACCTTCTTTCGGAAACGCAAGGTACTCGCCGGCAGATCATGCCCGAACTCTTCGCGCAGCGTCTCAATGGTAGTAGCCATCATGCTCCAATCATACTTCTCTCCCATTAACTTTCGATAATCACGACTACGATTGTACAACTTGATACAAGTATTCAGTACTGAAGCATTTATCGCATACTTTCTGGCAAGCTCGTCAGAAGCCTTATCGCTGGACTGCCGGGCAGCCCAATCCATAAAGAAAGCGACGGCAGCCTGATCAAGCTCGTAATTCGATATTATCCAGCCACGCAAAAGCACGGCATTGCCACCAGGATATTTCTCCTCGACTTTTTCTTTGTAAGAGGTAGGCAGACTATCAATAACAATCAAAGCTCCATTTCCTTTCGCTCCACCACCACGACGTGCTACCTTTATCCGGCCACTGGATGCCATATACTTGTAATTCGGAACAGTCATTATTCCGCCATCAACAAGTTCACGAAACGATATGCAAAGTTTGTTATCGAAAAATTCCATACTCACACCTCCTTATTTCAATGCGGCCGCAAAATTTTGGATGCTGTCTATATTGGAAAATGTCACATTATCATAATGTCTCACCTCTTCCCCTTTATAAGTCACCACACCCGTGCTGTCGTTTTTACTGATCTCTAACAATGCGCCGTTCGGAAAATATTGGCGTATCACGTTATCATGGTCGTGTAGTGTCTCCATAACCGGAGCCACCGCCATTACAATACCACCACGCTCACGGGCGGCCTTCTGGATCCTACGGATGGTATCCGTATCCTGTTCAAAACGCAGGGCTTTCCAAACCGTCACGCTGCTTACGTTGAAAGCCTTGGCCAAAAACTGGCGATCCTCACTTGTTACATGAATATACTTCTTCATATCTCACTTGATTTTAATATCCTAATTCGTTATATTTGTTGCGTTTAAAAAAAATAACCGACTTATGCCTCAAAATCCGACATCACTGCCTTTCTTGGTATCTTACGCTGATACTCTCTCATCAGCGAAGAGCAGACCTCTAATCCAAACAGCCCTGACAGCGATTGCATCTCTTCAAGAAATTGACTGCGTGTGTATCGACAACATAACGCTACCTGACGATATTGCAGAAGCCGGCGCTCGACTTGGAGCATACACGACAGCTGATCTTGTCTGGTTCCACTTCTCAAAGCATTCACTAATGACGCAAAAGGTGTTCGAGAAAGCCGTTCGCGGACTCTTTGCTCATAGTCAGTTGGGAAGCCCGGTATGGGTGTTTCTTCTGCCGGAGAAATACCGACATCTTTACCCTTCTCCGTGGAATTGATTGTTCTTTTCATAAGTCACTCATTTTAGTGTCTATATCTGAGGGAGTCCAGGGAATCGAACCCTGGCGCAAGAACCATACACTCCCGTGTGTCTTTCCACACCGCCACCCGTCTCTTGACGCCTTCCGGGTTGTCACGCTCGGTTTTCCGTTATCCTTCAACACTTTCACCTTTCTCTATAACTTCAAGAAGCATTATAAACTTCTCACGTACAGACTGCTTCATCTCCAGTTCTAATGTATGCGCCAGATTTGAAGCTGCACTGGTACTGTTCCTGCGAATGCTTCCGGAAAGAAGACTGTCAGTCAAACTGCTTATCTTGTTTTCTATAAACAACTTTGCTTCCTCATGACTGCCAACGGATAAAACCGTTTTCAAAGCGCGGTAACAAGCAAGCTCTCGTTGTGTTTTGTACATCTCTTCAGCATACCAGCAAAAGAAGTGTTCATAGTCCTCGTTCATCTCTTTGGTGTACTTGTCAGCTTGTTGTACCAAAGCGTCTATATGGTTCTTCACAAAACTGAATACAAAATCCCAGCAATCCATTTTCTTATTTTCCATAATCTCACTTATTTAAATTCGTTTATAATCGGTTTCAAACTCACGCCGTAGCAGCTCATCAAGCGCCGAATAAGATTCTTTACATAAAAATCAGGTGCGGAAAACACAATCCCGGTCTCTTCAGTGTATCTGAAACTGATACCGTCCATCATCAACACGTAAGCTACTTTGTGCTTCACGCTTTGTGTCTGCCATTCTTTGATTTCTTCGTTCATTTTCTTTAAGTGCTAAAATTCGTTATTCTCGACCCTTTTCTGTATCTTTGGCCGCTCGTTAATTTCTTAACTCGATGCAAATATAGTATGAGATTTTCATACTACAAAATATTTAAGCGTAATTTTTCATATCAAACTCATTTTATGGAGGAAAATATCAGATTCATTCAAATACTTGACGAATTAAAAGCTCAAGGGCAAATAACCGATTATGTACAAGCAGCAAGCATACTTGGCACAAATAAAGCTGGCATAAGCGACATAAAAAGTGGTCGGAAGAAATTATCAATAGAGCTACTCAGAAGTCTGAAATATTCATACCCTAATATTTCGATTGATTGGATCATCATGGGAACAGGGGATGCTTTCATAACAATGAAAGAGAAGCAGGAAACCACAGATGCACACTTATTCGTACAAACCATAACCCAACAAGCGGAAGAAATCGGCCGTCTCAAAGAACAAATTCGCCAAATGAATCTTGAAAAAGGGAAACCTGCATCGGATGCGTACACTTCTGGAGATGCAAATGTAGGGTAGAGCGCACTTTTACCATCCGGAGAACATGAAACGTTACCCTGAGGATACCCCCGATTATACCTTCAGACTCCCCTCTCTCGGTATTCCCCCTCCATCCACCCCATATAATCGCCTGAAAAGGACTGATAATCCGTTATATAATAATGTATGCTTTTTATAGGTGGTGGTTTTTAGGGTGGGTGTATCAAGGCATATTTTACACCTATCATTCAAAAAACCATATTTTACCATACTTCCAACTACCCCCTCTCAAAACCATGTTTACTAACCCCAGTTCTTATAAAAACTAACCCCACTTTCTAACCCCAGTACTATCCCCACCTCCAAAATTGCCACTCCAAGTGTCACACCAAATGTAGAAATCGCCATCTGAGAGCACAAAAAAAGGAGACCATAAGTCTCCCCCACAAGAATAACTGCTGAATGGTGATTTTCTTTCGTTCTAATGCCATTCTAATCTATTCACCTACTCTCCCCTCCTACTCCCTGAAATAAGCGTAGATTGCTTGATTATAGCCCTTTTAGTGCATACTGTACCATTACCGGACAGACCGGCATGTAACAAATAATTCTTGGTCGCACCCACCTGTTCCGCCGTCAAAACCGTATAAACAGCCGAAATACTACTAAAATACCAATCTCTTCGCTTTGTTCCGTCTATTCCGTGCGTCAAATGCACATGTACAACCTTTGCCATATCACTATATTTTATAGTACAAATATACTAAATAATCATTATATGGAATATTTTAGAAACATATAATCCAAAACAAGGCATAAAAAAAGCGGCCACAACCGCTATCTTCCTCTCCTGCTTACACACCATGTAAACTTCATGTAAGCCCATTTAAAGCAATCGCCAAACCGATGCAACCAAAACAGCCCTCCACGTAAACAGAAATTAAACCTGCGTAAACGTTTCGTTTTGCGGAAGTTCCTTCTATCCTTCCCCGTAACCTATTGTATTATAAAGCGATGTGTTGTTTTATTCAATATATCGTTTTATACGCTTCGTTCTGTGCCCCGTATGTAGGAGAAAGTCCGAATTTCTTCTTAAAGCAGGAACTGAAATATTTAGGGTCGTTGAAACCTACGGCATACGCCAAATCGGCTATACGGATTTTCTTTTTCTCGTCTATCAGCCGACAAGCCGCTTGCAAACGGACATTGCTGATAAATGCAGAGGGAGTAAGTCCGGTCAACAGTTTCAATTTATCTGCTAGTGTAGTCCGGGCCATACCCATCTCCGCCATAAACTGTGCATGTTCAAAATCACAATCACTCAAATGGGCATTCACACAATCCACCGCTTTCCGAATGAAAGCTTCGTCCATCGAGGTGTAATTTAATTCTTTGGCTTCAAAGACCAACTGCTTACGAAAATCCACCCCCATACGTTTGCGCCGTTTCAACAAGTTATCTATCTTGGCAAACAAGACAGAGAGGCGGAGCGGTTTACAGATATAACCATCGGCCCCAGACTCATACCCTTCCACATGGTCTTCATCACTAGTCTTGGCCGTTAACAAAATCAATGGAATATGGCAGGTCTCAAATTGAGTCTTCACCCGGCGGCACAATTCCATACCGTCCATTTCGGGCATCATAACATCGGAAACAATTAAATCCACTTCCTGTTTGGCAAGGATCTCCAAAGCTTCCGTTCCATTAGCGGCCTTCAGAATATGGTATTTGCCATGCAACAGACGAACCATCAAAGCCAATAATTCCTCATTATCCTCCACTAACAAAATAGTCGATGCTGCCGGTTTCTCTTCCAACATATCAATCTCCGAGACATTCTCCATTTCATCTGCCGATAAAACAGCATAGTCCACATTTTCAGTATTCTCGTCTACCTCATCTTCAGCAAAAGCCTCACGTCCTATAGGAATTTCAACCACAAAAGTATTCCCTTCCTCCTTATCGCTAAATACCTGTATCGTTCCATGATGCAACAATACCAAATCTTTAGTCAGCGACAAACCGATACCCGTCCCTATGGTATGGAATTTGCGATACTCCCCTTCATAGAATCTCTCGAACATATGATCCAATTTCTCTTTTGGAATCAACTCGCCGGGATTGTTCACACTCAATTTAAAAGTCCTCTTTTCCTCATCATGAGCCTGCGACACCACAATAGTTCCTCCTTCAGAAGTATATTTAGCGGCATTGGAAAGCAGATTGTACACCACTTTATCCAATTTATCCACATCAAAATATCCCGAATATTCTTCAGACAAATCAAATTGTATGGACAATTTCTGCTTTTTAACCAAAGGAGCGAAAGCCGACACTGATTTTTTCAAGAACATA